AGGCTCGCCCGATGAAAAAGCGACTCTGGCTCGTGCAGGGGTTTAATTTTCTCCGCCTAAAAGTCGGGGACACTTTTTTGGCCTTCACCGAATCGGAAGCTCGGGAGCTTTTCCGAATCGAATACGGCTGCCCTGCGAGCCGGGTGGAGGTCGTGCGATGAGCGACGGCATGGGCATCACCCTGGCGATCGTCACGCTCGCCTCGATCATCTGCGCTTACTGGGCAGGGCAGGACAACATCATCCGCCGTTTGCACGAGATCAACAAGCTCGAACGGGAGCGGAAAGATCGCTGGCGCGAGTGGGACACCGAGAACCTTGAGGACTTCGATGAATAGGTGCGCCGTCTGCCAACACGAAGCCGAGCAGGTGGATAACGACCTCGGGCCGGTCTGCTCCGAATGCTTCACGCACTGCGAATGGGCAACCCTCGAACTGCTTTGGCAAGCGGCCGCCGTGAGTCCCTCACGAGAATGATTTTGCCTCGCTAGTCCCCAAGGGGGACGCAGGGGCCAAGGGGGGCTGCGCGATCCCAAAAAACGCAGACCAAACAACAAACAAACCAGAGTGATATGAAAATTGTAAAAGGAAAACAACAACGGCCACAGCGGGTCGTGATTTACGGGGTGGAGAGCGTCGGAAAGACCACTTTCGCCAGCAAGTTCCCAAATCCTCTCTTTCTCGACATCGAGGGCGGCAGCAATCACCTCGCCGTGGATCGCGTGGCGGTCTCGACTTGGAAAGAACTCGGCGAGTGCATCCAAGAAGCCAGCCGGACGGATTACGAGACGGTGGTCATCGACTCGGCAGACTGGGCGGAGCGCCTAGCGGTTGAGGACTTACTCGCCACCAATAAGAAGCAATCCGTCGAGGATTTCGGGTTCGGCAAGGGCTGGGTGATGACGGCGGAAAAAGTCAGCCGGTTCCTGACCGCGCTGGATTCGTTGATCGATGCCGGCAAGCATGTGGTTGTCCTGGCGCACTCCAAGGTTCAGCGCACCGAGCCGCCGGACATCCTCGCCGCTTACGACCGCTACGAGTTGAAGCTGTCGAAGCAGTCCTCGCCGCTGGTCAAAGAGTGGGCGGATGAGCTCTGGTTTTTCCGGTTCAAGACCAAGGCCGTCTCGCAGGAGAACGGCAAGGCCAAGGGGATAGGTGGAAAAGAACGCATTATCCTGACCACCCACTCGGCAGCCTACGACGCCAAGACCCGCTCGGGCTTGGCCGAGGAGTTGCCGATGGAGTGGGAGTCCGTGGCGCATGTCTTTGGGAAACCTACACCCAAAACCTCGGCGCCTGCCGTGGAGATTATTGGCCGAGAGTCGGTGGCCGTCCTCGAGGAAAACGAGGAAGTCGTCAACCTGTTCTTGGTCAGCAACGGATCTATCTCTGAGGGCCAGACATGGCGAGACGCCAGCGAGAAACTTCGCCAGCAGATCGTGGCACGGCCTGCCGCCCTTGTCGCTAAAGCCAAAGCCCAAATGGAGGTGGCGGCGTGAGCGGATTGACCACAGAGGACACAGAGGTCACAGAGTTGGTCGTAAAGGAGATCAGTCCGAGTTCCCTGCCAAAGCTGGCCGAGTGCGCGCTTTACACGGGCGCGCCCGGCACCAGCGCGGCAGCGGAGCGTGGGACGCTTCTAGACAAAGCCATCAGGGAGCTTTTGGTTGACGATCCGACCACCTACGACGGCCTCGCCGCCGAAGATCAGGCAGTGGCGCGGTGGGGCCTGGATGAACTCCGGACGCTCTCCGGTGGCTACCATGTCGAGACTCGCGAAGAATATCTCGGTATGGAGGTGCCGGGCCTCTCGAAGCCGGGAACAGCCGACGCGGTATGCGTTCGGGCTCAATGGGTGGCGGATATCAAGACCGGCCAAGTTCGCAACTACCGCGAACAACTCGCGGCCTATTGTTTGGCCTGCATGCACGAGCATTTCGCCGACTCGTGGACGGCTCATGTCGTCTATGTGGATCAGAGACTTCGGCGGACCTACACATTCACCCGCGAGCAAGCCGAGGCGACCGTTTCGGCGGTGATCGCAAACGCCAGCAGCCGGTTGGCGGAGCCGACGCCGAATGAATACTGCGGCTGGTGTGCTCATCAAAACGGGTGCCGGGCCTTGGTTCGCCAATCCTCCGAGGCGCTGGCGTTGGTCAAGTCCGACCTGTGCCTTTCCGACATCCGCGACCAAATCCTCGCCAATCCGGTCGAGTTGAGCGCCTTCGCCGCGAACTGGAAGCTGGCCGAGAAACATATCGCCGAGCCGGTCATCGATGCTCTGAAGGAACGCCTCGCCGCTGGTGAGGAAATCCCCGGCTGGAAGGTCACGACCGGCGCGGGGCGTCAGTTCGTGGAGGCCGATGCCATCGCTCGGGCCTCCGCCAATGTTTCAAAAGAAACGCTCATCCTCGCCCTCGGCGGGAAGATGGGCGCCGACAAATTTCGCCAGTTCTGCCTCGAAGCCGGGGTGGAAGTGGATGAATCCGCGGTGCGAGCAGGGTCACCCATTAACACCCTGCGCCAAATCAAAACCAAAAAATAACATGCCTACCTACAAACAACAGGAACCCCAAGCCCCACAGATCACGCCTGGAAAACACAAGGTCGAGATCGAGGGCGCGGAACTCAAGATCAGCGACCGCACCGGAAACGAATACATCCGCCTCAAGTGCCGGGTGAAACTCCCCGACGGCAGCAACGGCGGCACCATCTACGACAACATGGTCTTCACCGCCAAGTCGGCTTGGAAGATCGACCAAATCCGCGAGGCGCTGGGCTTTGCCATCATCCCAAACGAGGACGCGAGCGTGGAGCCGGAACACCTCGTCGGCCGCACCGGCACGGTGATCGTGGAGCTTAATGACGACACGGGATACCACGAGATCGACAGCTGGGTTTCACCCAAATCCTCGGCCCCCGCGCCGAAGGCCAAACCCGCCAAAGAGACCGACGATATCCCGTTCTGATTCAACCCTCCGGGGCGCGGCGTTGATACGCGCTTTTTAATTATGGAAAAAACAAATTCTGACATTCTTGAACAATTAGATGCGTGCAGAATCCCCTATTTTGGAGATGTCTCATTAAAATCTGCCATGATTGCATGGAACTCATTGCGTGATGGACATTATGGAACACCAGGACAAGTAGTGGTGATCCCATGGCCAGACAAAGGCTATTGCAATTTTTTTAAATTAGTTAACACGGTTGGAGCCTGTAGCGGATGGCGAGGCATGGGGTCATTTAGTAGTAAAAAGCTAAATAAAAGACAAATGCTACTTCAATTATACATTGAGGCATGGCACATCGTTTGTCGGGATGGGGTTAAGCCGGAAGCTATGCATTCCGCTTTGATGGCGATACCTGAATATAGGGAAACTTTGTCTGGGGAGAGCTTTTTTAGTTTTAATAAATAAATCATGAAAACTAAAACAGGCCATGCCGCTGTATTAGAATATAATCCGACTTACAAGCATCATCATATCCCGATCTGGTTTAAAACATCAATTCGTAAAACAGCGATCAGCAAGGGGAAGTGGCAAAAGGGAGAGTCGCATATGATGCATTTCATAAACGACCGAGATTATCACGGGCTATGGGATCATTGGGGCAGCATAGAGATCGGAAGAGATAGGAGCGTTATTACGCAACCTTATGGCGATCATTTGCAACTCGCTGAAAAGTTTGCCGAAGATCATGGCTGCATATTGCAGTCAATGAATCCGGGGCCATGGCATCCAAATACGCGCCTCTACATTTTTTCCAGAGCGCCAATTCTTTAATATCATGAAACAATATGGTTATAACAGATTTGAGTGCTGCGGCAAAAAACTCGTTTCCCGATATAAGCATTGCCCAGAATGTGGTGAGAAAATTCCTCGTCCAGAACTGACTGATGCAACATCAATTCTTATGAGAATTGATACAGATGCAAGAAGATCAGAGAGTTCTGCGCAATGGAATACTGATAAAGGGAATGAAGCTGAATACACAGAGGAACATTCTGAATGTTATCAGGATGACCGCTGTTACTCGTGGCCAAAGGAATGCCCAAAGTGTGCAGCAAAAGAGGAAAAGCACATTCGTTTTAAAACAGCAGCAAAACATACAAAAAATGCTCTATGGCATAGGTCTGTAGAGAGGCTCATTAAAACCTTGCAAGAGCAAGGTTCAAACACCCCATGACCCAAGACCTCTCGCTCCGCCTCTCCATTTGCTTGAACGGCTGCCCGATCGGGCCGCGCATTCAACGCCTAGAGCCTCTGCCGAACTACCGGCACACTTACTCGCTGGCAGAACAGGCGGTGGCGGAGGCGGACATGGAGCGCGTGCGGAAATACATCGAGCGGAATCAGAACACTATGAAGGGAAAGAAATAATGTGGATACTCCCAAAACAATTACACACATCGGACTTTGTGCCGGATACGGCGGCATTGAGATTGGACTGCACCGAGTTATCCGAAATCTGCGCACGGTCGCTCTTTGTGAGATCGAAAGTTTCGCCTGCGCGAACTTGGTCGCAAAAATGGAAGCGGGACTCATGGACGCAGCACCTATCTGGACGGATCTTAAATCCTTCCCATGGGCAGAGTTTCGTGACCGCGTGGACATCCTCACTGGCGGTTATCCCTGCCAGCCCTTCAGCGCAGCCGGAAAGCGCCTCGGCACAGAAGACCCTCGGCACCTCTGGCCTTTCATCGCAGACGGAATTCGACTTCTTCGCCCCCGACTCTGCTATTTCGAAAATGTCGAAGGCCACATCTCCCTTGGACTCCGAGAGGTCGTTGGAGAGTTGGAACAAATTGGTTACGCAACGGCGTGGGGAATATTCAGCGCGTCTGAAGTCGGTGCGCCACACCAGCGCAAGCGGGTGTTTATCCTGGCGGTCGCCAATAGCTCAAGAGCTGGGAGCTGGTCCACATATGGATGCGGCGGATTTGAAGCTTGGTCAGCGTGTTTACAACAAGAACGGCAAACTGATGGCTATCGATCTGAACAGGCAAGTGGATATTTTGAACAGGCAGGATGCGGCGAACTGGCCGACGCCGAAAGCAAACGACCCAGAGAAGCGCGGGGACTTCAATCCTTTGGATCACAGGACGGGACTACCGGGAGCGGTAAAATTGCAACAGCATGGCCAAGCCAACTGGCCGACGCCGGACGCATCGAACCACAGGGATGGGGAAGTGCTTCGCAAGGACAACAATCTGGAGCAGGGAGGGTTCCACGGAGTCAGCCTGCACCATGCGATGACCAAGTATGGCCAAGCCGCCCCGGCCAACCCCAGCACGGATGGGAGCCGCCAAGAGTCGTGGGCAACGCCAAATGCGTTTTGCTACCAGCCGCCGGAGAACACGGAGAAATGGACGAAGCGAGCGGAATACCAGCAGACGGAGAAGGGAGTGAACCTTCACAAGCCGATTCAGACGCAAGTCTTGCACGAAGTGGAGAAGCAATGGCGAACCCCGTCATCGTCGGACGGCGAGGGCGGTGTGATGGAGATGCGGGAGGGCTGTGCGGGGAAATACAAACTGCGGGATCATGTGGTGGCGGAAGAAAAGATGTGGCGAACTCCATCCGTAGCAGAGGAGAAGAACCAGAACACCTCAACGCAAATCTACCTACAGAACCAAGTAGGGGCGACACCGAAGGCTTGGGCAACTCCTCAAGCGAGCGACCATATCGAGGGAGCGAGGACGGAGCTAACCAGCAACCAGAAATGCTTGGGGAGGGACATGAAGCAGTGGGCAACGCCGATCATGGGCGACTCGCATCTGGCATCGACGCCGGAAGTGGCACAGAAGCGGATCGAGGAGGGCAAAGTGACATTGAGCAGGCAGACGGCGGCTTGGGCGACGCCGCAACTTCAAGACGGCCACAACATCAACCAAGATTCAACGACCCACAAAACGATTCCAGCGCAACTGACCAAAATGAACATGGCGGGCAAGCTCAACCCGCGCTGGGTCGAGACCCTCATGGGCCTGCCGGTGGGCTGGGTTATGCCGAGCTGCAAGTCTCCTGTGACAATCGAACCGACGAGCTTCGACTCCTCGGCAACGGAGTCGTGCCTGCCACAGCCGAGAGAGCTTTTCGAATTTTGATAGAGGAACTTTTTACAATGGAAGGACAAGAATAATATGGCCGGAGAATGGATTAAGGTGGAACTCCACTTACCCGAAAAACCCGAGGTCTTACAGATCGCCGAGGCGACCAAGATGGCACCGAATGCGGTGGTCGGGGCGTTGATCCAGGTGTGGGGTTGGGCGTCACGGAATTGTAACGCTGACGGCGTTACAACAATCGCGGCTTTCTCACATTTGAACAAAATGGCGGGCAATGAGTGCTTCGCTGAAAGCCTCGTCGAAGCGGGGTGGTTGCGCGTGAAAGATGCGAAAATCACCTTTGTGAACTTTGACCGCCACAACACTCAAACAGCTAAGGAGCGAGCACTTGTAGGGCGTCGAGTCAACAAGCATCGCGGTAACGGTGATGTAACGGAAGAGAAACGCTCACAGCGTTACAAAAGCGTTACCAGAGAAGAGAAGATAAATAAGGCGTCTGCCTACGGCAGCACGCCAGCCCCCATGTCCCTATGAACGCAATCATGGAAAAGATTGTCCCCATGCCGAA